ATATGACTGAAGGCGGTCGCGATCTGATGAAAAGCGTGGGCAAAGCAGAAGAGAACAAATCGGACAGCTGGTTTAATTAATCGATGTTAGTAACTTCAATCCTATAATTCTTGAAGATAAAAAACCCTCTGTAGTAACAGAGGGTTTTGTTCATTCATAGTGCAGGGTCAAATCATTCCCACTCAATTATTTACGGGACTCATAACCAATTGACTGGTAACAATTTTCTGTGAACTTATTTTCACCGTACCGTTTTATATACCGTCACCGGAAATCAGTACCATGAAAAATGCCATGTCACCGGGTCAACGAATCGTACTGTTTTTCACAGACTCGTCCGGCTTCGGCGGCCCGGTCAGCGTACTCTGCCAGTTGTCGGTTTCGCTCGAGAGATTTGCTGAGCACGTCGGCAAGCAAAACTCCGGTGTCTGCGGCTGACGCCCCAGCGCCGACAGTGGCGTTATACTGCCTGAGCTGCTCACGGATGGCAACGAGCTGTTGCTGCAACCGGCCAGCACGAGCGGCAGCATCAAGAGCATCATTGCGCGCCTGGTCGATCCTCTGCTGCGCTTCACGTTCATTGGTTGCTTTCTCCTGTTCTTTCAGCGAACGCAATTTTGCGTCGGCCTGTTTCTGGTCTGCCTGCGCCTGCGCATACCCGGCATCGTACTGGCGGCTACCGTGTACATTCCAGGCAACCACTCCGCCGATGACCAAAGCAGCAAGCATCAATACGATAAGCAACTGTTTCCAGTACGCTTTGACGAATTCCAAGATCATAGGCTTACCTTTGGCTCAAAACGACGAACGTTAATCGGTTCTCCATAAGGCCATGACCAATTCAACCAGGTGAAAGTTTTCAGTTCACACATTCCATCAAACCACTCGCCAGGTTCTATGTCTGAATAACTGCAAACGATCTCCATTCCTCGCTCAGTCTCCTGCAGGGCAACAGTATCTGTCTCCCACCTTGGGATAATTAGTGAAAGAAGTCTTTTCATGAGAGCACCTTGCTGGCGGTGATGTATCGAGCGCGACGGTCGTCGATGCCGTTCTGGCCGCCATTGATGATCTGCGTGACGCGCACCAGGTCGCCGGTGTACTTCATGCATCCTTTGGTTGCGAAGAACCACGCCGCGCTGCTGGCCGCGTATTCGTCCTGCGCCAGAAGCTCAGGATACTTAACCAGATCCACCTTCAGGCCGTTGCCGCAGTCGCGATAGTTGTTCAGGCCGGTGATCTGGATAAGCCCGCGCCCGCGGTAAAACCAGCCGTCAGTCGGCCCGTTATTCCCCATCCGTTTGCTGTACACCAGGTTGGCTATGGCACGCTGACGCTCCAGCGGCAACGATGGCTCACCAGCACGGCGGCCAAGCGCGTTGGCCTGGCCCTGGGTGAGTCGCCCGGCTCTGACGAACCCTGCCAGCCCGTTAACGCTGTAGTTAAAGTTTTCCTGCAGCCGGGTGAAGCCAGTAGATTCATGCCCCACCTGCGCGATAAACATCGCCTGGTGCAGCGGTTGCTCAATGCCGAACTCTTTCATTGCGGCGGTAATATGCGGGAACCAGCGCGCGGCCAGCACCTCACTGATACCAGCTGCACGCTGGAACTGATTAATGTCCATGCTGGGACCTCTTTATCTTGAAGATTTGCACCACATTCCCTTTTGTCTTGATGAGAGCAGCCAGGAACACGGCTTTGATGATGATTTCTGACCAGTCAGCGCTGACGTAGTACCCATAGAATGTCCGGATAGGAACGCTGGCTGCCACGACGATCAGAACGTAGGCTAGCCATCCACCCCACCAGCGATGGCGTGAACCGTCACGGCGGAACAGAAGGACTCGGATTGCAATGCCGCCGCAGATAGCGGCGTTCAGAATGAGCTCAGGACTGGTCATCGTCTTTTCTCCCCGGGATCAGGTCACGCGGATTTTCAGAACGGTGATACAGCCAGATGCCAATGCGGACAGCGACGATAGACGACACGAAAGCCCCGGCAGAAAACACAATTCCCTTTTCGAAAGAGTCCTGTGTAATCGAGGGGAGAAGGCTGGCGAAACCGATGAGTATTGAGGCTGTAGCTTTGTAGAAGAGAACCCCGCACAGGAAGCTGAGGAGTGCCAGGAACAAACGTCGCTTGATGGGATACTCCACTGCTGAGGTAACAAAAATTACCGCACCTGCAAGAGCACCAAGCGCAACCTCTGGCGGTGTACCAACGAACACGGAGGCCAGTGCTGTCAGGCTTAACCCCTGATTTACCGACTCCGTTGTCAGCACATGAGCCATAGTGACCACCGTTTAATGTGCATAAAAAACCCCCTTAGTTGGTGAGTTAATCATACACAATAAACCGTATATGGATAGATAGCGGTTTTATAAAAATCCTAGAGTTAATGAGAGCTGGCCGTCACATTCAGAGATAAAAGTTGCGTTTAATGTATTCCGCATTATTATTAAAGATCATAATTTATGAGGTCTAAATTTGATGGTGTGAAGATAAGGTGTTGTTGTCAACTCCTTTAATTGGTTGGCAAGTGCTCTATAGATGCATTGCAAATAGTATATAATGTGATCTTGATCATGTCACATTTTGCTTTCTTTATATAAAGTTCCTATTTCATCCACATAAAAGAACATCTCATTCCATGAGTAATGACAATAAGGACGTATAGTGATAGAGAAAAGTTATTCAATAGATGTATTGAAATTCATACTTTCATGCTGCGTTGTTGCGCTTCATTATAACTGGGAGTTAATTCCCAGAGGATATCTTTCTGTTGAGTTCTTCTTTATCATATCTGGATTCTCATTTTATAGATTCAGCAATATGAGATCTACAAATCCAATAAAGATAATTAAGAAAATATACTTAATATACATTGCTTCAATAATTTTAACTATATTGCTAGCCTCATCTAAATACGATATCTTATCGATTGTTTTAGCATCTTTGATGATGCAGTCTCTTGGAATTAACGACACGGTTATCAACGTTCCTACTTGGTTTTTGTGTGTGTATGCATTCGTTGTGCCGTGCATTGTTTACGCATATAACTTCATGGATAAGAGAGGAGTCAAGTGTGAATACATTTTATTATTGGTCCCTATTTTAATATACTTTATCTTGTCAAACTCAACTCCTAGCACTGGATTCAACTATTCTTATGAATTTAAGGTGGCAGGATTAACAGTTGGCATTCTTCGGTGCATAGCTGCAGTTTGTATTGGAATTTTCTCTGGCGTAGTAAGTGAAGGTGTCTCTATAGACAAAAGGGTATCAAATCCTTTATCTATTACTCTTTTTGCGTGGATCGTTTATATATTCTCATTCTCGGGATTTTACCCTTCATATGACTACGTATCTATATCAATAATGGCTATGATGCTTATACTCATAGTAAGTGGCAATAATATCGTGTCATTCATTCTTGACAGGACTGGAAGGAGATTTCCTTTCTTGGGTAAGTTGTCAGTTTATGTATTCATATTCCACTATCCTATCCTTACAGTAATAAATGAGGGAGGCAGAATCACCGCACTTAAAGTTGTGATAATACTGTTGACTGCAGCAACACTTTTCAATAAAGAACGAATTATAAGTTTATTTGTATCTGCAAAAAGACCATCTTGAAGAAAGCCATGGGATGACCCATGGCGTTGCTCAGTTTTGTGTTTCGTACGTAATGCTAAATATCAATACCTCTCCTGTAGCACCTGGGTATGTTCCATCATAGTTCCTTATGGCGACATTTATACCTCCTGCAGCGGCAAATGCCTGCAGTTCTTTCCCTGATATTAGTTGAGCTCTTCCTACGCCTACGGCATGCGTCCTCACGGTAAATGGCAGCGTGACCAATACTGAGTTCGCCCCGGTTCCATTGTTAGTTATTGTTATCTCTGCGTTTACCGTTACAGTATTGAATGATTTTCTGTATCTTAAAACGCCGCTAGCAGTTGTTATTGTTCCGGATTGAGAGGTTATGGTTGGAGTGAATGCATTCCAGTTATCAATTCCAATATTGTCAAACACTGATAGGTTTACTGACTGATTATCTATGTTGACGGTGTTATTTTGGAACTTATTGTTAAACACCTGACCTGATGTAGTCACATCGGCCACTATGCCATAATTGTTTGCTCCGAATCCAAAGTTACCGATGAAGTTATCCTTCACTACAACGTTTGCATTGTTGGTAATATGAATCCCTTGATATGATGAACCTGCAACCTTGACTCCGTTGATGATTATGTTTTTGGCTTTTGACCCAGTTACATCGATTCCGATACTGCTATTTATATAGTCGCCACCATTAAAGCTAGCTCCGTCAACAGTCCCGCTTGTTCCATCTATTGCTAATGCTGCAATCCTATGAGCGCCACTGTATACACCTTCAAAATTGAAGGCCTGTACCTTTCCGGTTCCTGCTGGGGCAAGTAAAATACCATAATCAGCTGTATCAAAGTGCGCGCCATTACCATGAATTAACGATGCTATCTGTCCATTACCTGGGTCAACTAAAAGGCATTTTCCATGCAAAATGCAAAGAAATGATACGTCGAAATTCACCACATCAACAAAACCAAGTCGTACCCCATACTCAGGTTGAGCAAGAATATTGTCTGGGTGCTGTTTCAAAAGTACGTCGCCAAAATGTACTGGACCTGTATATTTGGTTTTACCAATCCTTATACCGCCTACACCGTTTCCAGACAGGTTAGTGAACGCTCGTATGCCACTGAAAGATATTTCACTTCCTCCATCGACGTTAATTCCCTGGAAATAATTAAAAAGAAAGATGTCGTCAAATTTCACGCGCGTTGCATTCGTCAAATCAATGAAAGCCCCACCGGTTCGTGTCGGCCCTGCAAGAAACTGTATTCTGCTGAATGCTAGGTTTGCTACGTTATTACCTGTGAAAAATGGTGCTGTAGGGGAGTCATTGATGAACTTTGTTCCTGATTCATAAATACCGTCACCTTCTATCAAAATTGAAGGTGGCAAGGTAACACCTGAAAAATTATAGGTCCCTGTCGGAAATCTCATGTTGGTTCCTGCTGGGACCTCATTCATCGCACGTTGAATTGTTGCCGAATCTATAGACGTTATGCTTCCGTCAATAGCCCAATCGGTAATGGATATAGTCTCAGCATTTTTGCTGTGTTGCGTTCTTGGCTTCGCAGTAGGAAAAGGCTGCTTAACGGTAATCAGTGCATCACCTTTTCCATCGGCAGAACTGATCAGGTCGAGCATTACCTGTGATGCGTCTCCGGTGCCAGGAACAAGAACAACTGGCTGCCCTTCATTATTAAATCCAAGAACACGATTTGCGCGATCTACGGCACTTGGCACAGGATTAACGAAAGACTCTGGTACACGTAACGTCTTGTTAATGTTAATAGTTGCAAGATTATCAGCGTACCCTTTAGTAACAGCATCCTGTTCTTTTATCGGATCTGCCAAGTTAATGATTCTGTTAGACTTAGCGTCGTACCAGTTCGCTATACTGGATGGCTTGCGCAGGGCAAGCCGGAACAGGCTGCTGACCTGCTGGATCAGCATCGTTAATTTGTCGAAAGCGTCCTCATGTACTTCAGCGAAGAACTTGCCCTGGTTGCGCAGGTCAGTCTCCTGCGTGGGTTCCAGCTCACGCGCAATTGAGATCTGCCAGCCAATCGCCAGCGGCGCTGTCAGAACCACGTTACCGCCGCTGTAACCTCCTGCATTTGTCACCGTATAGTCAGTATCCAGCACCAGCACAGTCAGGTTTCCACTCAGGTCCAGCACAGTAACAGCCAGATCGTCTTTCTTAAAAATTCTGAAGGTGTAAGGAAAAGACGTGGTAACGCCATTTCCGGTGTAATCGTTATGGTCAACTACGGTTGATACCGTCATGGCCTGTCTCCAGTTAGGCAGCGCCCGGCGCGCATGCATCATCTGGACAGTTTATTACCAGACAAACCTTATATGAATTGAATAAATAACAAACATAGAAGTTATTACCTTTTAGGTAAATGCCATATCTTGCTGGATAGTGCTTCGAAGTTTTGCTACTGTACATACATACAGTAATTGCATGGAGAACATGAGATGCAACGTCAGTATCATCACCCGCTGGAAAAAGGATTTGCCGAACGCATACACACGCCGGGAGGCGTCCGCTCCCTTGTAGAAGAATCACACCTGATGACGTTGCTGCGACAACTTAATGAGGATGGGTTTAATGTTGATGGCCCGATGGCAGAGCTGACTGCCCTGGTGAACTACGTCACCAGCTCGCAGATGTCCATGAAGGATCTGCAGATGCATCTCGATTACTGCGCTGAGCAATTGAAGAAACAAACCAGATAGGGTTTGAAATAACCTAAATTACATGCAATGATTACCTTTTCGGTAAATTTACATTGCGTAAATCTTGTGCCATAGTGATCAGGCACTGGCAAAATCCAGTGCCGGGATTGGTCTCCCGGAATTCACTATGACGCATACACCGCGTTAGCGGTTTTTTTATGCGCTAAACACACGCACATCTTTATGGTGGGGCGTGCAGGGGAGCCGCAAGGCTCACCGGGTTTCATAGTGACCGGCAAGACCAACCCTGTACGTCTCACCACCAAACTGATTGGTCTCAGAGGTGGTGATTAACCTAATCAAAAAGGTGATCACTATGTCAGCACAAACTACACCAACCGTCTTTTCTTTCGAATCCACCGTCAACATCCGCATGGTCATGATTGACCAGCGCCCCTATTTCGTTGCCCATGATGTTTGTAGCGCCCTTGGAATCCAGAGTGTAGATGTCGCTTTACGTAAAGTAGACAGCGATGAAAAGGGTACGTATTCAATACGGACCCGTGGAGGTTTCCAGTCGTTAAGCGTTGTGAACGAATCAGGACTCTATTGGCTAATGCTACGGTGCCGAAAGGCTGGAGTTGAAGGAACATCCGCCTACCGTTTCCGCAAATGGGTCACTGGAGAAGTGCTGCCGCAGATCCGCCAGACCGGGCGCTACGTTCGAGAAGAGCTGTCGCCAGCTGATAAAGCACAGAAGGTTGTGGCCAGCTTTATGCCAGCAATACTGGAGGCGATGAAGTCGGGAGAGAAGCAGGAATACAACGTTCCCCTGAAGCCAGGTTACCGCGAGCACATCCATTCGCCTGAAGGCGTTCTCGGACTAGCTGAGCATTCTCTGCTGATGAACCTGCTCAACCGCATGCAGGACGACGGTCACGATGTTTCCGGCGCGGCTGCCGAGTTTACAACCATGGTGAGCTATATCGTGGGCGTCAGCAAATGCCTGAACGACATCCGCACCCACGCGCAGTACATCACCAAAAACACAGCTGCGTTCTGATATGAAAAAGGCCGCTTCGGCGGCCTTTGTGACATGTCACGCTATCCATGCCTGATCCATTGGAAGATTTTCCCAATGCCATATTCGTAAAAGTAAGACAGTAGAAAACCAATTACAGAAACATAAAACCCTATGGCTATTAGATAGTTATACCAGTACCAGTAATAGGTATCGAAACCCACCGACCTAGTAAATGCCTCCCAAGCATCAATAGAATCATGAATAAACCATTGTGACCAGCCATATAAAAACATAATAAGACCGATAATCAGTATTACGAATCCAAGCCTTTTTAATGGCGTATTAAGATGTCTCATTGCCCCACCGCTTTCCCTAAATCTGGCGCTCTACGCGGCGTTGTCTCGCCAGGCTCCCACCAGCTCGTTGTGTTGAATTCCCGCTGTGCGCGGTCCCGAACCCTGTCGTTGTACCCTGGGTTTGCCATCTCCTGAAGTTGTTGCAGGATCAGGTGATTGGTGATGGCCTTAGCATACCAGAGGTTGGCGAATGGGGTTATCATGCGGGCTGTCTTCAGCGCGTCGGCACCGAAAGACGTTTCCTCCCCCTGCAGCGCCTTCTGCGGGTTCGTGATCAGCAGTTTGGTTAACTGCTCTGCAAAGCTCAGCACCGGTCCGCCAATGGTTGCCGCGATACTTGAACCATATTGCGTGTGGTCCTGGAACAGGAAATCGCCGTAGATACCAAATGAGCCGCCTTTAAGCAGCGCCTGCACCCATGTCGTTGGCTTTGACATATCGAGCGGGTCATTACCGGTAAGCATGCTGTTCATCTGGTTGGCGAACATTCCCGCCAGTGTCGTGCCAGCGATATATGAGGCCAGAAATTTAATGGCCGGCACCGTATCAAGGTCCTTGGATCTGTTTACCAGCTGACGGAATCCGGCGAATGGCGTGGTTTTGAAGAGCATAAAGCTCTTGATCAGCTGCCCTGCATCGTCTCTGCCGTAGGTATCAAGCCCGGTGGCCGTAGTTACGGCACTGGTCATCTCACCGTGCGTGATACCCAGTAGTTTCTGAGCGGCTTCAGCTCGGGCGTTGCGCACCATGCGCGTGATGGTCTGCTCTGCTTCAGCGTCGAATGCCTCTTTCATTTTCTTCAGGCGCTCTGGTGGCATGTCGCCAAGCGCTGCCAGTGCTGCATCACTCCCGGCGCGCACCTGCGCAATGCGGTCGGCCATGATACCGGCGATCACATCATCCGGAACGGCGTAAATCGCATCTGGCGTCATGCCCATATGTCCGGCGGTGGTCATAGGCTGGAGGTCTGCCGCTGCCATGATAGCCCAGTCCTCATTGCTCCAGCCCTTGTTAGCCAGAATGGTTTTATCGGATCCTTTCACATCGTCCAGCGTCTTAAATTTGCGGGTCAGTTCGCCAATGTTTTTGTACATCAGCAGGCCAAACGATGCTTTGTTGGCGCGGTCCATGGCGATCAGACCTGACCACTTCAGCGTCTTCTCTGCAAACCAGCCGGTAATCCCGCGCGACAGGTCAAATCCCCCCATCTTTGATACGACAGCAGCATGCGAATCCACCAGCAGGCCGAGCTCTGCATTAGCCTTCTTGGCGTCACCACTGAACAGATTGCGAATAGTGTTGGCTGACAGACGCATGCCGTCGCGGGTAAAGCCAAGTGCCTGGGCATTAGCGCGCATGATCGCCTGGTCGCTGGTTGCCGTCAGAACGCTGGTGCCGAGCATGGCGCTGGTCATCAGGTTACGCAATCCGCCTACAGCTGAGGTGAATACGCTTGATGTGGCCGCACCGTTAAGCCCGGCCATTGAATTAAACATGCGCTCAACCATCTTGCGCTCGTCGTTCATCTTGCCGACCTCCTTCCCGCCGGTTACCGCACGCTGATATACGCGGTCCAGTACCAGGGAAAAGTTGCGGGCAGCATCAGGGCCGAGGGCTTTAACGACCCCCAGATCGCGGGATGAAGACTGCAGGTGCGACATCATCACGCCAGCCACTGGCTGCTGAGTGTAGCGCTCCATGTAGGCGAAGTGGGACTGCGCATCCTTGAATGCCATCACCCTGCTCTGTGAGCCACGATTCTTTATCCCCCCGGTGCCCATGAACGCGCCCGGGTCGATTTTGTTGGCCCCGTCGGTGGCTTTCGTTTCAAAGATCGCCTCCAGCGCCTGGCGGTACTCGATGTCATTCATCGGGCTGCCGTCCAGATTAACGTAGTTGCTGCGATCCTGCGTGTTGTAAACGTCATCCACCCATGCCTGGCGGGCAAATTCAATCGGCGGCTGTCGGCCTGAAAGGCGCGCTTTTGCCTGCTCCGCCACCGGCAACGACGCCAGCCATTCATCACGACCGGCGTTGCGAATAAAATCGGCATCATCCACATACGGCAGGTGCCAGTCGTCGCGCAGACCGATATCGAAACCGTTATCGTTCATTTCCTGCCGGGCCCGGCTGGTTACGTCATTCCATACCTGGGCGATTTTCTTAGCCTGCGGGTTTCCGGTGTCCTCACCATACAGCTCTTTAAGGATCTGGAACTGTGCCGACTTTGCCGCCTGCTGGTCGAACAGGCTACGGAAGCGCTGCTCGCCAAGCGCTTTGCTCTGCTCGAAGAATTTGCGTACATCATCACCGGCTTTCAGCAGTTCGGCGCTGAGCTGGCGGGACCAGTCCTGGTATGCGCCGGTCGCCAGTTCCTCGGCAGAGGTCACGTTGATATCTGGATCCTTGCCGAAAACCTTCGTGCGTCGCCCGGCAAAGATAAACTGCTGCAAATTGGCAGGTGTTTGCTGCTCTGGTGGGATATTGGCGTCGAGGGTATCTGTCACCCTGCTGATGGCGATCGCGTTCTGAGCGACGCGCTGACGCTTCTTATAGACGTCATGCACAACGCGCTGGCGCACCAGGTCAGCGGCCTCCATGTACGTCTGTGCATCAGGGATGCCAGTCTTGCCTTCCCTGGCATTTTTTTTATGCACCTGGCGCACGGCTTCTTTGATGCGGTCCTCAATACCTTTCAGCTCGTCAGCCTTTGGCTGGCGGCCAAGTGTCTGCGCAATGGCTTCAACACATGCCTGTTTCATTATGGGTTCCTCAGGAAGCACGCGGCGGCGACGGAATACACTTTTGATTCGTTCTGCACGGTCTGGATTTGCTCATCAAATTCAGCCAGAACATCTGATAGTTTCGCCGGCTGCCCGGTGTCTGGGTGCGTAATCGTTAGATCCGGATTGGTGGTTGCCATATCTCGCGCCGCCATCAGGTCGTAACTGTTGGATGAAATCGCCTGGCCGGTGTCTGGGTCGACACTGACCTGGCCGCCAGTTTCGTCTGCTGCCGTGAATGCACTTTCGCCGCGCGGCGCCGGTGGCTCACCAGCCAGTTCTGACGGTGTTTCATACCTGACGCCATTCTCTTCGAAAACATGCTGCATTGCATGGTACTGCTCGTTTGCCGATTCCAGCATGCCGGGCCGCGCTGGACCATCCAGACCGCGCGCCATCATCCCGACGTTAACGGGCTGACCGTCATTTAGCTGCCGGTACGCTTCATCCATGGCCGCCACATGACTGTTAATGCTCTCGTTGCTGGCATGCAGCACTGGCGCCGATTCAAGATCGTAATAGAGCCCTTCATTCAGAGCGTGGGCTGCGTCGATGTCGCTTGGATTAATAGCAGGCATATCTGGTGCGGCGACAGGCTCTGATACCGGTGCTTGAGAATCAGATCGCACCGGCGCACCAGGCGCATCCGTTACTGGCGCAGTTTCGGCCAAAGGCGATGTCTCTGCGGTTGCATCAGGGACACTCTGAACCTCTGCCTCCGGGATCGGAGCTTCAGGATCTGCCGGTGGCGGCACGTCAGCATTTCTCGCAGCCAGGTGATGCGCACCACCAAAGGCACCGCCAAGCACAGCATCCACCAGCATCGCCTGACCGTCGAATACCCGGTACTGCTTCGCCATCTCGGTATAGCCTTTTTCCTCCAGTGTTTCTCCGACGGAATAACGGTTCAGTCCACCGAACCCGGTGTTGATAGCCACACCTGAGGCGATGCGCGTTGCCAGCGTTCTGCCGACGGCAGCAGGGAGGGCCATTCCCGCTGCATTGAAAAGGCTCTGCTGAGTTGCCAGATTGCGCGCAGTCGACTCGTCCACACCCTTTCCTTTGAAGTCCTGATAGGACTGCTCATACGTCGAGCTGAATGCAGTCGCTGCGCCAACGGTAGGTCCGCCGACAATGGTCGCGCCAATGGCTGGCACAAACTGCCCGAGACCATAAAGGACCTCGGCAGCGGTGCCCTGGCTACCCGCATCAGGCTTCACGTACCCGCGCGCATCCTGCAGTTGTTTGCCGATCGTGTCGTAGGTGTCGTTGAGTGCTTTATCTGCGTCCGGGAACATCACCCGGAAAATATTGACTGTCGGCGCAACGTCAGCGGTGAATGCAGGATCGCTGATCAGGCGCTTACTGAATCCTACGGCAGACTGCGCCAGTCCGAGAGTGCCTTCCGCCACGCCGCGCACCGGCGCAGCAATTGATCCCTGGAAGAATGTCGGCTCATAGTCTTCTGGACGTGCCGGATTAGCCGCTGTTTTATCGTCGGTCCATGCCTGGCCTTCTGGCGCCAGAGAAAATACATCAGACATTATTCGACCCTCACGACGATAGCTTCATTGGTTTTCGGATCCGTCGCCCAGCGTCCGCTGCCGCTGACAAGCCGGTACTGGTTGTTACCGATATTGACCGGAGTGAAGTTTGACGCGGCGTTGACGTTCAGCCCGGCATCTTTCAGCGCCTGCTGCGCAGATGCGGTATAGCGGTCCTTGAAGGTGGATTTATCCATGCCGAACGGCATTACCACGTCGCCGCCATTGAATCCCTTGTACACTCCGCCTGTGGCGTACTGAGCAGCCTTCTCAACTACATCCGAATTGGCTGCATCCGTGCGCGTCATGGAGGCGTCACCGGACTGATAAGCTATACCGGCGTAAGCGGCTTTGAACAGGTTGTAGCTCAGCTGGCGAGCCTGCGGGTTATTGGCAAACGAGTTTCCAACCTGATCGTCGAATGCGCGTTTCAGCTTATCTTCGCTTGGCAACTGGACCGGTGTAATACCTGCGTCTTTCATCGCCTTGGTCGGGTTCAGCAACTGGTCACCAGCCAGGATCACTTTCGAAACATCGTACTTGTTCATGGTCGGCTTGTAGCCGATGAACTGACTGTAGGCGATAGACGACTTGGTATTGTCGTACTGGTTATCCGGCGTACCCAGCAGCAGAGCGGAATAGGCCGTTGCTGCATTGTTTGGCGCAATGGCAGATGCGACCTGGCGCATTGCCGGTGCAGACAGCGTTTCACCCATGCTCTGCAACAGGCTGATGGTCTGGTTTACGTCTTTGGTGCCGCGTACCTGCTCAGACAGGGCCGCAGCCTCTTCGCTGGACAGGATTGGCGCGTTGATACCAAGTGCGCGCAGACTTTCCTGAGAAGAGAAGCGGTTGGCAACCTCTGCCGTGATGTCGTTAGGGTTGTTGCTGGCAATCGGCTTGTAAGCCCCAATCTCCACCGCAGCATTGAACGGGTTATCCTGGCGTTGGTTGATCACCTTAGTGGCCGCTGCCGACACCTGGTCGAATAATTCAGCGCGGGATGCATAACCATCGCCTGTTTCTCCGGTTCCAGGGCGCAGCTGATCAACGTATGCAGTGATACTGCTCGTTGGCATATTGCGGAATGACCCGATGTACTGCCCGGCGATCTGCGTATTTTTGAACTCGGTGTACCGGAGATTTCCTTCACGCACGCCGTAGGCCGCCAGGAAGTCGGTCTGCGTTGGTGCGTTCGGGAAATCCACGCCGCGCATGTAAGCCGCGGTTGCATCGCGCACCTGGCTGTCAATGCTGGTGCGATACTCCGCCTGCTGCTGCTTGCGGATTTGATCAGCCTGTCGCAAGAATGTTGCCTGTGCCTCCGGTGATGCCGCGTCGAATGCTGCATTACCGGTGTAGCGCTTGGTGCTGGTCGGAAGCTGAGAGAGACCTATTGCCGCGCTGACGCCAGTAGAAAGTTGCTGGTCAGTATACGGCTGGCTGCCATTTTCATGATGGATGATAGCGGCGCACAGCGCTTTGAGCGTGTCAGGGTTTGAAGCATCCAGCTGCTGATCTGCCGTCACGCCGAGTTGAGCACAGACTGCCTTGATGTACGCATCTGTGTTGTTATTGTCTGATGGCGGCGCCCAGCGGTTGATGATGTCGCTGACGGTATCAATTCCCTGCCGCTGGTATGACAGCAGGTTGCGACCCAGCGCGCGTATACCGTGCTCTGGCGTCTCGAATTTGGCAAATCTGCCATCATCACCGGTCTGTCCAACCCATGGATTAGTTTTGCTGTACTCGAGGTTGCCTGGGTTATTGTTCCGGATGCCGCGGGCATTGTCACCGCTCCCACCTTCCGATACCGCACGGCGTGAGCCTGTTGCCGTGTCGCTCAGTTCGCCATTGCTGTGAATAAAGTCGATAGCGTTATTGGCTGACCACTGAGACAGCGAAGCATCGGCAACCCTCTCCTTGAATTCAATCTTTTTCGCCTGAATCTGCTCCTGGCTCCAGCCATGCGCAGCGCCGTAATCGTCGATTTGCTGAAATGTCTGCTGGTTGTACAGCACATAATTCGCATTGTCGGCATATGCAGATGCCGCAAGTTTACCGTTGTTCGCCAGCGTCGCCTGGAATTGCCCCTCTTCGTAGGCGTTGAGTTGGGTGATCTCGTGGCGACCTGCCTGGGAAGTAAACTGAATACGCTGCTGCTGCGCCTGCTGCATGAACCCGGAACGGGCTCCCTCAGGCAACGTCATCGCAATCTGCTCAACCTTCGAGTCGAATTGCTGGGTGTATTCCTGTCCCTTACCGAGCGCATTTTTACCCTGCATATTGAGCAGGCCGGTATCTGGGTTCGTCAGCAGATCGCTGGAAATCTGACTGAGCTGCAGGGATGCATCCTGCGCCTGGGCAACATCTGCCCGCTGCTTGGCCTGGGCGAATGCACCAGCATATTGCTCAGCAACTTGCCCAAGAACATCACCGGTTTGTGGCGTATCAAATGACTGAAGACCAGGAGACTGGAAACCCCTGCTTTCTACCTGATGCCCGTTTACAGTTGGTACTGTTGGCATAATGTCTCCTTAGCGCCCCGTTGGCGTGCCGACTGCCGCGCTAATTGGCGCAGCCTTCTGGCTGAATGGAGACCAGGTGCCTCCACCCATCTGATAAGCGCCGTACGCCTTGAGCGGAGTTGTGAGCAATGTCTGGGTTAACGCCGAGCTGTTCGCGCTGCGAGTTGCATTAGCCTGAGACTGGAAATTACTGCTCTGCACCTGATAGCCATATGCCTCACGCTGGGCGTTATTGACTGTAGTCAGCGCATCCAGAGTGCCGAATTGAGCTGTATCGCCGAAGATATCCAGCGCGTTTCCTGTGGAGAGTTCTGCACCTGTAGCGCCCATTGTGGCGGCCTGGGTGCCTGCTGCCTGACGGTTACGGCGGCGAATCTCATCAGCCTGAGCATTACCTCTGTTGATTGAGTCCTGCGCCTGAGCTTCAGCAATATCTGCATTCTTCTCAGCTACAGCTGACGTATATTTTGCCTGCTGGTTCTGGCTGTATGCGCTGGCGGCGGCAGAGGCCACCGTCACAGCAACCAGTGCGATCGCTGGGCTACACATTATTTTCTCTCCATGTGGAAACGGTGGAACGGTAGACGCTGGATGCCATAAGGCTTTGGTTCTTCAATGATGAACCCAAGCCAGTGCAGCCATACGCGTGCAACGTGGTTGCGGGCATCAACATAATTTTCAAGATACGGGTAAACGGTAAGCATTGCATTGACCACTTTTCCGCACCGGCGCAGGAAAGTACGCTCGTACTTCTCCAGCAAATCAGTGCCTACCAGCCAGGGAATGCCGCTGCCGCCGATCATGGATGCCGGGGCTACTCCGAAGATGGTGACTACCTCACCGTTAACCAGACCGGCGCAGCAGAATGTTGACGTTCGCAGTCCGCTTTCAAGCACGCGCCGCGGACTCCATCCGTTTGTTGCCAGAAATTCATCAACGTCGGCCTGGCGGACATGCGGCAGAATTTCTTCGATATGCTCTGCGGTGGCTGGTACGATTTGAGCATTAAGCATCAGAATCCCCCTACGGTAAGGCGTGGTATTACAGCCAGAACGGAAAGCGGAAGCGGGTCGGTCTGCCTGACCTTAACGCGACCGTTTTTATCCCAGTTGCTGTCGAGCTTCACCTCAACCTTGCCGGTTGCATCATCAACCGGATCGTCGTAAAACTCGAACTCACGCTGTGGATATTCGTACCACGTTCCGCCCGGCGTGGTTGCCCAGATGCCGCGGCTGGCGTTGACCACCATCGTGACGGTCGGGATCACCTGCTTTTTATCCAGCAGCGTTTCCTGACCGTTGATGTTGATGTCCAGAGTCTCGAATTCAGCAGTGATCGGCAGCCCTATGTGAACCACCGCGCCCGGTGATTCCAGCGTGACAGCGCCAGCGGTTACGGTTTTCTGCGGCTCTACGTTTGCATCTGAGAGAATGTTTACTGTCTGGCCTTCGAGATGTGACAGCCCGCTGAAAGTCTGGCGAGCCATCTGCCAGTTAGTAGTGGCCGCATTCCGAAGCACCGCCGGTACGTCACGGTTGAAACGCACAACCGCCGCCGTGCTGCTTGTCACAGAAATGATATCACCGCGCAGCTCTTTCGCCACCACGTTGCCGGTATCAGAATCGGTCTCTGAGTACGGGAACTGAATCTGTGCACCAACGTCTGTGCCAACAAAGTAAGCCCCACCGCCAATCGTCACCGGATAGTCGACCTGATAACTCCAGTTTCCGGTCCCGCCGCTGATCGTCATGGTACGCGTTGAGGTATTGCGCCCGTCATAGCTCAGGCCACAGTCGACAAAGAAAGCATCTTCATCACTGGTAAACAGGCGGCTTGACAGGCGCTCGATGTAGCGCTTTGTCTGCCCGTTGATAGTACGGTTCACCACGAAGTAAACAGCGTCCTCGCTGCCTTCGCTGATAGAGCAGGTGCTTTCGTATTTCCCGGCGCTGGACTGTGGTGCCCAGGCAAACACCTGCTGATCTCGTAGATAGGTCAGCACCAGAAGCTTCCCGTCGTCACGGATGCAGAATGCGCTGCTGTACGGCACGATGCAGAATGACCAGTCGACAATGCTGCGCTTCTGGAAAAGGTGGTTTGCCAGAATTGTCAGGTCAGTTCCCTGATACCCGTCAACGTCGAACGAGTAAGCCAGATCGCGGACCACGCTGCCCTTTTCCTGGATAAACAGTGCGATGTTTGCCACAGCGATCGGAGGTACATTGCTGCAGCCGTTGTTACCCTGAGAGCTGAATGAAAACGCAGATGGCGTGAGCACCTTATTCTGGTCTCCGGATATCGTATATTCCCCGCCGGATGTCAGCGCGACCAGGTTACCAACGTCGATAAGATGGCGGATCTCATTCACCTGCCGCCCGGCGTAGGTGTAAATAATGCGATCGTCATCCTGAACAGGGTTGCTCTTGCCGAAGTCTTTATAGTCGCCTGTACGGCTTGCCCAGATAGTTTGCGGGTACGCGGTAGACGCGGCGAAATACAGGCGCTGCTGGTAATACACAACGGTGCTCGGGTAGCCGTTTACGCTGTTCCATGCGTATCGCGCCCACTTATAGCTGCCATTCGCAGAACCAACTACCTGAGATGGGATATAGCTGATCACCGTGGCGGTGGCGGTAGTTCCTGACGCTGCGGTGATCCGTACAATGCCGAAGCCGCTGTGGAGATATTCCCACTGGATTCCGGTATCTGTTGATCCGGTTCCGCCCCAGCCATCCCACGACATGCCTTCGGTATGAGAAGGTCTGAGAGTACCGGTCTTTCCTGCAGTATTGGCGCGGTAGTAATTGCTGTCAGCGCGGCGCACGTCGTTGATAGCCGTGGTTTTGCTGGTCTCCCAGACTGGCACTGAGTCAACTGCAGGCTGTTCAAGATAGAAGAGCTTTCCGACCTGCTCCGCGCCAAAGATGGCAGCGCTGGCCGTAAGCGTAATTGTGCCGGTGCTGGCGCTGGCGTATACCTTAATGGACTGGTCAACGTTGATATCTTCAAACGGGCCGTTTTTGGTGGTGACGTCGACGATCTGCCAGTTGTCATGCGCGTAGCGGCGTAGTTCTTTCGGCGGATAGGCAGGGTGAACCAGCGTCAGAACGTCGGCACTCTGCGTGAATTTTATGCGGAACAGATCAGCTTCTGTGTATGGCATAGCCAGTTCGTAAATCACATTGCTGCTGTTGAGCACATAGGCGCCATCTTTGATGACGCGCATGTATCCTTCACCGAACTCCAGCGCGTAGGTCTGGACAGTTGAAAACTGGAATGGGATAAGGCGGCATTTTTTGTTCGAATATTTTGCCTCGCCGACGAAGCGCGTTCCCGGGCGATTCTCCACGCCACCATACTGACGGACGATAAAGTTATCGCACTTGCGCAGCGCCACCTGATACTTCGACATATCAATGCGGCCGTACAGAGACGGGCCAATCTCACCGCCGGCAAAGCTCGGCTGGATCCAACTGAAAGCCATTATGACGTCCTCGCTTCAGTGAATGGGTCTACTGGCGGCTGAGGCTCCTGTGATTCGTTCTGGCTGTGAGAGCCAGCGCTCAGGATGACCTTTTGGTACATGTTCAGTGCGTTGTTACCGAGATCTGCACTGCCGGTGAGCGGCATATTAATGGCCGCCGCCAGCCGCCAGGAAAGCGCCTCCATGAAAATTGGATCGAACATGTTCACGTCAGTGACGCGTGCAATGTACTTCAGCCACGCCTGTGGCTGGTCTGTATAGATCAGCTTTCCTGTGCCGTCACCGTTTGCACCTACTTCATAATTGATGCGCATGGCCGCTGTCGGGTTACGAACACCGGGAACCATAATTTCGGTGATGCGTACGCAATCAGTCGGGTACTGGTATGCGTACGCCCAGTCAGGTGGCGGATTGTTGGTATCTGCCAACGCCAGGCGTTTGGTGGCAAAGTTCCAGTCGAAGTCAGCCAGCGCAGCATCGCGGCAGGAATCGAAATGCAGGGAGCACTGCCCGGCTTCTTTGCTGGCCTCGGTCAGGCTGTTAATGCTGCGGCTGTTGCCGATATTGCTCAGCGCGCGGTTGCAGATCTCGATAACGGAGGCCATTAATCATCATCCCCGCCGTAGAGAGTTTGAGCTGCGGTCTTGGACTGTTCGCCAGAAACCGGGCTGAGTGCCATGTCGGTGATCTGCAGGCTGGCGTTATGCTGCATGCCATCTTCCGTTTCGCGGGTAGAAGTTGAACGAATGATTGCCTTAGCGGTGATCATCACTTCAGTTCCAGCAGATTGAGGAGTTGCCTTGAGCTTGGTGAGTGTCTCGTTGTTCAGCTCAATGCACAGGCCCCACGGATAATCATCGCGAGTCTGGGTTTTACCGTCTTCATCCTGATAGGTATCGGTGCCAGTTTTGAGGTTTACCATTTCCATAACGGACTCCTGCAAGAAGGGGGCCGAAGCCCCCTGTTTGATTGGCGAGGCTTAAACGCCCAGTTCTGCACGCTTCTCTGCGATCTTCTCGCGGAGTGTTTTGACGCCCGTATTTGGATGCGGTTTATCATTGAAGAGCAATTCATATTCTTCACGTAACTTTTCCAGATCGTCGTCACCACCGGTATTGTCATTGCTATTGCCATCATCATTTTTCACTTCTGACTTTGGCTTAACAAATTCAAGACCACGCTTTTTAAGCGCCGCTGCTTTGGCCTTTTCCGCAGCCGCATTAATCGGCTCAAGTGCAGATCCAGGCTCACCGTCATATTCAATCTCAGAGCCTTCCGGCCAGAGGTTATTGTGAATATGGGATAAGCGCAGGACGCGGTATTTTGCTTTTTCCATAGCTGTCACCTTAGCCTGTCACTTTGGATCGGGTTGGGTAGTACGGAGTGTTGTTGTCAACATCCAGGTTAATACCCGAGGTGAACGCGCCAGCAGTCAGCGGTCCGGTACCGACCACGTAGTTGACACGCAGATAGCGCTGAACACCTGCCGGAACCTTGGCAGAGAATAGGCGCTTGCCAGCGGTCAGCGCTGCCAGTGCCAGCGTGCCGCTGTCGTACAGCGTGGTCCAGGTGGAGTTATCCGGGCTGGTCTGCAGCTGGACGTTAAGGGTGGCGGCACCAGCAGCTGTTGCAGTGGTATTCACGTTTGCCCAGAACTCCAGAGGTTCGCCAACGCCGATATCGCGGCGCGTACCGTCGATAGGACCAAGGTCGATAACGTCAGTTGAAGCGCCGCCAGCAGTAACCGCCTGCGCTTCGGAGAACATCAACAGTTTGTCGAGGATCATTTTCTTTCTCCATTCATGGGCCGATTAAGGCCCATCAGTTAATGACAGGCGTTAAACAACGCGCGCTTCTGTTTCCAGAATCGCATCGGTTTCACGGATTGGAATGCCACGGAAGGCGGTCCACCATTCGCCTTCAGTTTCTTTTACGGTCAGAGCCAGAGAGGCTTTGTCCAGAGACTGAAGATCGAGAGCCTGGGCAACGGTGCGGTTCATGTAGAACACCGGCTTACCCATTCCGCGGTTTGGAATACGGTGCAGCGCTTTTACCATCAGGCTTACGATGTTTGCCGCCGAGCCAGGCACCGACAGATCGCTCACATCAATGTTGGCGATGCGGACAACATAGCGCCAGTCACGCAGGGAAAGTCCGTTATCCCACTTGTAGTGGGTGCGGTAGCCTTCATAGCGCCCGCCATTGGCATCAAACAGGGTTTCCTGGCCTTTATCTTCCATCTGCAGTCCAGCCTTTTGACCTTTAGGGAAGATGCCATGTACGGTGTTTTCACCCCATACCACCAGCCAGATGGAGGTGTTATCAGTGCCGGTGCCGCCAGCGTCGATAATGTTCTGACCGTTACCAGCCGACTTGCTGGAGTAACGGGAGGACAGGCCCATGAACTGCTGCGGGTTCACACTGGTATCGCCGTAGAACAGCGTCTGCGCCATCTGCTGGTTCATACCTTCGATGAACGCACGGTCTTCAGACAGGCGGAATTCAGCAGTGTTGCCGTTCAGATCGGCCAGAGACTTATCGACTTCGGCATAGGTTTCCAGCATGCCGACTGAGTCGGTTACCTGGACTGTGGTTGATTTGCTTGGCTGGACACCGTAGTTCAGCAAACGCCAGGTAGCTTGCGGCAACCCAGAGCGAATGGTGGTGCGATGACCGGTTTGCAGGTTGCCTTCAACGAAAGGCATATCCTGAAGGATCGGGTTGGTTTGCCCGAGAAGCTCGATAATCTTATCGACTTTCCCGTTTGGGTCGATGCGCTTACCCCAGTCTGCCAGCGTCAGCGCAGTTAAGCCTTTAACAGCCATGGTTATATCCTCTCTTATTTGCCATAGAGCACTTCGGCCGCACTACGCTGGCCTTGATTACTGCCATCGACCATGCCGTCTTCAGACATGGCTTTACCGATTTTCACGAACGCCTTCACCAGATCAGGGTGATTACCCAGCCCGGTATCGTTCAGATATGTTTTGAGCTCAGGCGTGCCGAACAGGTCAAGAACACGCTGCGCGGCACTGAGATTTGCCGTCAGTTTGTCGCCGCCAATCTCTTTGTCCGCCTTAACGTCAGCTGCCCACTGTTCTGTCTGCGCCTGCCAGGCTTCTGCCTGACGCTGCTGCACACCGGCCAGAATTTTTGGATATGCGTCTACCAGCTTCTGCGCTTGCTCGTTGGTCAGGTTCAGATCACGGGCAACTGGCTCGAAGTCCTTCAGCGCTTCGGTGTCCAGCTCTACGCCTTCGCCAGCGGTAAATTCGTATTTCTCCGGCGCGCCTTCCTGCTTCTGCTCTTTTTCAGCCTTTTCTGCTTTGGCTTTATCAGCAGCAAGTTCCTCCTCAGTTTTCTGAATTTCTGAACCTTTGTCAGAATCAGTACCCGTCGCGTTATCCGGCGTCTGGCTTTGCTCCTGAGTTTGCTGCTGCGTTTCGCCAGCACCTTGAGTTGTTTCAGTGGTACCAGTTGAGGCTGTATCTGCCTGGCCACCTTCAGTGGATTGCTCATTGCAAAGACGGCGATGCAGCAAACGATCAAATAAAGTCATGGTTACTCCTGTTCACTGGCCTCTGCGGCCATCTTCAGATACTGATCGGGGCAGTGCGTCATGACGCGCTGAAAAAGAACCAGAGCCAGGTTGCGCTGCCCTTCGTTGAATGCGGTTATGTACGGGTCTACTTTGAAGCAGGTTCCGAACACCTGGCCTTTCTCCAGCAGCGACCATATGACCCGGCGGCCCTGTTCACTACCCATAACAAACTGGATGTCGTCGATGTCGCGCTGAGCCAGCAACTCCTGCTTAGCTTCCAGTTCCGCTTTGCGCTCTTCATCGTCGATATACGTCATTGCTGCGCCGCTCCTGCTGCGTTAGTGAGAGCGGTAAGCGCGCTTGGGTCAGTGGTCTGCGTCTCGCTGAGTGTCTTGGCACCCTGCGCTGCTGCCATACCCATCTGCATGGCCTGCGCCTGCTGAACCTGTTTGGCGCGTTCTTCGCGAATGCCCTGCACCTGCTCCTGCGGAACGATGACTGTTGGAGATACGCCGGACATTTCGGAGAACGCGTCGATAGCCTGATCCACGTCGAGCTTGTCGAGCGCTTCAGGTTTGAACTGCGCAAGCTGGCCGATAAAGCCAACGGTCTGCGACAGGCTGGTGAGCCCGATAGATTTCTGCGCCTGAGCCATCACGGAGATGTACTCGATGCGCAGCGGCATTCCCTGCATAACTTCCGGCGGAGGCGGCAGCATGTTCTTGCGAGCCATAATGGAGAACACGCGATCGATAAGCGGGTTGAGCGCTTCGTCGTTCAGGCGCTCGAGCACCGGGCCTAGCATCAGCAGCTTCTCTTCCTTCATTTCGATAACCGCTTCCACCGGCATAGAGCGGGTGTTGATGTTCTGCAGCATCATGAAGAGGTCAACAAAGTAGGCGCTGTTGATGGTCTGTCGGGTGTCCTGAATGTCAGCCAGCAGGTCGGCGGTATTCGGGTTGACCAGGTACGCAGGTTTGAATCCGTCCTGGCCGCTCAGCACGTCGAGGTATGTCACATCACCTGGCAGCAGGGAAACGCGCTGATTCTTTAGCGACGTCGGCGCCACCATTGGCGGGTTGGTGGCTTTGTCGATCAACTGAGCTTTACGTTTCTGCTCAACCTGCAAGGCCTTAACCTGGCCGAGCGCCAGCATGCCAGGGCATGAAGATGCATAAACGTCCTCGCCGTTCACTTCCCAGCGCGGCGCCAGGATCGGGAATTCATCGAAGCCGGACTCACGCAGCAGCTTGTCGGAGTCGCCGCCGGTCTCGAAGTACACAGAGCGGAACGGCTTGTTCTTGTTGTCCATCTTCCCGCTGTCGCGGTTGATGTTTGGCGTGATGCAGTGGTTTACCTCGATCCACGTTTCATACGTGCCGTTATCCCACATGCTCTTTACGGACGAGCTCACATTGTCCAGGCCGAATTCCTGCACCAGCTGGCGCACGGTCATGGAGAACTGGCGGAAGGAAGTATCGACGCTGCCGCGCGGGCTGTTCGCCAGGTAGTAGCTGCCAATCGGGAATGGCATTGTGCGGATCACGTCCTGGTCATCTTCGAGCACGGCCATGGCGGCGGTACCGAAAGTACCCAGGCTGGCGTACATGACAGGCAGTGACTGGTACAGATTCGACTTGTTGAACACTTCGTTCATGCGGCGCTGCACGACTTCCAGCCAGACCTTCACCGGTCCGTAATCCATCATGTCAGGGTCAGGCGTCGCCAGCTTGAACCACGGACGGGCCGGGCTGGTGATGCCTGACATCATGCCACTTGACAGGATGCGCTGAGCCATTGAGCCTGTCGGGTCAACAATTCTGGTGTTGCGGCGATCGTCACGGTTAACGTCTGACGTCAGGAAGCGGGAACCGCGCGGATTGATAAAGTCGCTCAGGTCGCGCCAGTGCGGCTCGAACGATGTGCGCTCATTCTTCAGCTGTGCGAGCTGCTTCAGCAGCCGCTCTTTTTCGGTTTCCACCATCTGCCAGATCTCCGTTACTGACCGAGCAGCGTTTTACCGCTGGTGTTAGCTGCGGAGGTGTCGCCCTGAGCACCGGTCAGCATTGTCGAGTTGCGGCCTGCTGCGGCACGGCGGCGGCGCTCTTCGTCATCGCGGGCACTGACCACAGCGGCGTCCTGCTCCTGAGGTGCGGCCTGAACTTCTGGTGCCGCTGGCACTGATGGCTTGCTGCCGATACACATAGCGATAACCTCATACACGATTAAATTATTACCAATTTAACCATATACGGATTATTTTACGTAGTATATTGACAGAATGCCTTGCAATTATTACCCTTCAGGTAACACAGAATGAAAGCGCACTTCGATATCGGTTCTGTGTCTTGTCGATAAATCAAAACTGGCGAGTGCGCTTCCAGGTGTGAGCAGTACGGTATATGGCACATGTGCCGCAGCGGTCCGATGGCTCCCTTGCTGTTTACGGCCAAGCGGGTAACCGGAATGTGCAAGTCAGTGTTATCGGTATGCACGACATGACGACTCACCATCGTGGCGATCAGGTGTGACACCTCGGAAGAGACGAGGCCATAACGATGAGAGCATTGCTGGAGGTGTCGCATCTCGCCCGATGCTTGCTTGTGAAGGCAGTGCTCTCAATGTTGTGGAAACGCAACACCACACCTTAGCGGGAGTGGCGATTCATGAACGGGTATATCCCGTATTGCTGAAGGGTCTAAACATCCCAGACGCCACGGCAAGCAAGCCGTGTTACCGAATTGCTGACAGCCTGGAAAGACAGGCACACAACAGGTAAGAGCATTGAAGTGTCCAGTCAGACGCTGGCAATTAGTTAGGGCGGTGCCGCCTGTCAGTGCTCTTTCCGTTGTGGTGAATAAGGCATTAAACCGGCTACCACCGGCGATTGTTAGAAGCATCTGCGCAGAGTTGCTGTGCCGAATAGACTGCGTACCACAACCCCATCACGTTAGTACCGTGGTAAACCGTAGTGCCCATGTAATTGCTGTGTGACTTTGTCGGTACCAGATTCATCCCCGAGTTAGCGCTCGCTGGTACCGACACTTTTTTTACAGCAGAACGCCATTCCGATGACGTTGCGCTGTAAACCCTGCATCACCCGCCAAGGAAGGCACTCCGTAGACCATTGCTTCCAGTTCGCCCGGTTCTTCCGGGCATTTTTTTTAAGGTGAACATTATGATGAAGACAGTTGAAGGCATTCAGAAACAATCTCCTGCTGAAGAGATTCGCCGCGAGAACCTCTACCACACTAAGCTTCAATGCCTGGCTGAAGTGCTTAGTAAAAGATCTTTACTCGATGAGCGTGGTGCCGTGCAGGATGCCAAGGCAATAAACGCCGCATTCGATAAAATCACTTTCTAACGCCGTGACATGTCACAATCAGCCCGCCGATGCGCGGGCTTTTTTGTATGGCATAATCAATTTTTCGATCACCACAGCGAGCAGACCATGAAATTAAAACAGAAGATTGTTAACGCCTTTGTTAATTCAACACATGAGTGGAATATGGCAATGCACAATGCCATCGAGCGAAAAGTACATGAAGGATTTAAAGATACCTTCCCAAATGGACTGAAGGATCCAGAGGAAACTGAGAAAAGAATCGAGTCCATGCGCACATTCTATTATCAGCGAATGATGAATACCGCCTCCTTGCTTCTAACAGGATCATCGCTAATCATCGCTTTAATGGCGCTAGTTGTGGCAATGGTCTCTATCCACTATGCATAGGGGTCGTAATCAGTAAGCGCCTTGCCCTGCTGGTTCTCCTGCCCAGGAATACGAATCCGTTTCGTGACCGGGAAAGCAAACGTCAGCAGCAGCGCGTCACCCTTGCCCGGCGAGCGGCCTAAGCGCTCTTTGATATCTTCCTTCGGCTCAATGACGATCTTTCCGTCCACCCTCACCTTGTATTCTGCCGCAGACAGGTCATCGGCAGTCTCCTGATCATCCAGCGCACCGCCCAGCTTAAGCCACGTTTTGCAGGCGTTGAACATCTCGCCGCGCTTGTTTAGCATCTGCGGGTCGGTAGAGCCGCCGCCGAACGGGATTAACTGCCACGTCCGGCCCCAGCCGTCACCGATGGACTTCAGCCCGGTACCGTAGCCAAAGTCGATAAACACCGCATCAGCCTGGTACTGGTCTTCAAAGTCGGCGATGCGCTTCGCCATAATCAGATCGTCGGTGGTCTTGTTTCCGGTCCAGAGAACCTTGCTGTGCAGCCCCTGACGCAGGTATATCACCGCGTCATCCACACCGGAATATGCCGGGTCGACGCCGATTATCACCGGAGCGTGTGCTACCTGTCCGGCGGTAACCACCCGCTTCATTGCCTCGTCAGTGAGCCCTGTTGGGATAAACTGCAGTTCTGACGCGTCAGGGAAGATCCCCCGCACACGGACCTTAACGAAGTCGCTATCCTCGCCGTAGTCGTCAACCCATTTCTGCAGCTGCTGCTTGTTCGTGCCTTCGACAGTGCGACTGTCAATCTGCGCGCACTTCCAGCGGTGCTTGTATTTGCGGAAGCACTCGCGGAAGCGCCCGGTGTTACGCGTCGGGTTCCCGAACGCCACCCATATAATTTCCGTGTCTTCGTCCGTCAGCGCACCTTCGGCAACCTCCCACACCAGATCGGCAATGCTGGATGCTTCGTCGAATACCACGATTATGCGCTTGCGCTCGTTGTGCAGGCCGGCGAACGCCTCGGTGTTGTGTTCAGACCACGGGATTGCGTCAGCGCGCCAGCGTTTATCGTGGCCAGGATCGTTGCTGTACATCGCCGTTGCGGTGCAGGTGAACCACTCTTTCGTGATAGCCAGGTTCGACCATTTGATGATTTCCGGCCAGGTCTTGGTGCGCAACTGATTGTCGGTGTTGGCGGTAACCACCACCTTGCAGTCCTCGCAGGTGGACATGCCCCAGTTGATGAGCATCGAGATGAAAGCGGACTTGCCGATACCGTGGCCGGATGCGCGGGCCAGCATCAGCGGCTGGTGACGCGTAGCGGGGTTCTGGAGGTGATCGCGTATCTCGCGGAATGCGTCAGCCTGCCATTTACGCGGCCCGCTGGCATGCGCCAGTTCTGTGCCATCCTCGCCCCACGGAAACGCATACAGCGCGTAGCCCAGCGGGTCATACGTGAACGAGGCGATATCCTCGACGAGCTGCTCTTCCGGCGACATGGCTGCTGCTGTCATTCTTCACCACCAGCCTGCTCTTTGACGCGGCGGCGCGCGGCGGCCATGCGGTCGGCAATGGTAACGGTGCCGGAAACCTCCAGGCGCTCTTTGAACGCGTTGACGTCGACGTGCTTACCAATCAACTCGAGGTTCTTCACCTTATCCGGCCATTTGATTTTTTTGAGGATGGTCTCTATCGAATCCTCGTTCATGTTCATGATGGTCGAGGACAGGTCGAATCCGCTGAGCGTGGTACGCCATACCTTAGGCCACTCGCGGATCGGTTTCAGGCTGCCGTCGTCGTTCAGGATATCCAGCACATCCATCTGGTCTATTTCCACCAGGCGCATGAGAACATAATCCGCGCTGACGCGGAGACGTTTGTTACGCTCGGCCATCAGTTCAGCGATTCGTTTCTGGACGCGCTCATCGCGCATATTCTGGCTTGCGAACTTGGCCGCTGTATTTGGTGAGTAACCGGCATTAATCGCCGCCTGAGTCTGATTCTCAGGGCACTTGATGTATTCCTGACAATAAGCCTCCTTCAGAACACTGAGAGGCTCAAATTGCGTCGATTTGCGCTTATGCGGCTTTGGTGTCGCGGGCATAATTACCACCTGAGTAATTTTATTACCATGCAGGTAATACTATCACGCCCGCGCAGATGTTACATGACTGGTATCGGGTCTGGCCGCTGATTGTCCACGCGGTTCAGGAAGTGGGTCACCACGCCGTGCACTGTTGTGTCGTCCAGCGCCTCACCTTCGAGCGCCTCACCGTCAGGAGTGATCAGCGCCTTACCCTGCACAACGGCGAACTCTGTGCGGCCACAATACGATATCAGCACAGTGTCACCCGGATGTGGTTTGTGCGAAACATTGATGATTGCGTAGCCCGCCGACGTCTCAATGGTGCGGCAGTTGCCGTCGTAGCCGCACAGGCTGGTGATAGTAAGCGTTGCTTCTGCGTAGTCTTTTGCCGGAGATGGAAAGCCCATAATGGAACCTCACATAAAAATACTGTGCATTTAAACAGTATAATCATGTGAGGATTTAGTCAATACACCGTGACAGGTCACACGGCAAGTTTCGTTTCATGCCAACCCTGCGTTACCCAGCATGCGGAATCTCCGCTGCATGGGCAGGACTTCACCGGCAGGCTGTCGCCGCACTTGCCGCACTGGTTGGCGCTGATGGCTTTGATGCGCCCACGCACCCGCGCATCATCCTGGCGGATAAGAAGTGCGATGTACTCGCTCAGTTCGTATGGGTCTCGGCCCGGGCGACGCTCCGCGCAGTTCCGCGCCAGCATCTCCATTTCCTGCTCGTCGAGCACCAGCTCCAGCTTGCGCTCACCGGCTTCCGCCTGGCGGGCGCGCTGCGCTGCTTTGCGTTCTGCTGCGGTCTTAGCCATTGCTTACTCCCACATATTTCCGCTGGATGTAGTGCGTATCGGTTTCATACTTACGGCGCGCTCCAATCCTTCTTGCCACAACACAGTCATTTAGCAGCCACTCAATATCATCCATGTTTGGGTATTGCTTTTCGGTGTCCATGGAATGTACTGCAGCATAGAAAACCTCTGGCGCTACCTTGATAAACTCATTCTGGTCCGCGCTGATATGCGGCAACAGCATCCGGTATGCCTGCAGCGCAAAATCCTCTTTCAGCGAGCGCGGGCCCGCCTCCAGTTCGGCTATACGGGCGGCCAGCGATTCCTGGGTTACCGTGACCATTTCAGAACCTCCCCTTTTTCTATTTCGATTACCGCTGTCTGGTCTGCACCACCAGCAAGGTCAATCCCGACGAATGCCGCAGACTGAGCTGGCACCACCACCGGCATCGGCACGCGGATAACCTGCTTCTTGAGCCTGTCTATTTCCCCGGCCAACTCCAGCAGGTGGGAGCGGCAATACTCCGCCTCTTCGCGCCACCAGGCCACGTCGGCTTTAAGGCGGCTCAGGCGCCGCTATTTTAGTTTGCTTACCATGGCAGCCATCCCATTTGCTGAAGTGCACCGATGACCAGCAACACGAACATTACTGCGTCGAATGGGTTAGGCATTTTTGTATTCCTTAGGGAGACGATATTGCTTAGCCATCCAGTCATCACACTTCATTTCGGTTATGAAATCAGGCAAATCTCCATAGTCGCAGTTAAATAGCCACCATTGATCGCCCATGCTTTGAGGAATAGCGCGCTCATACGTAATGCCAATCTCACGCATCACCTCTTGTGGCTGTCTGTCTTCTCCAGCATAAGCAGCACCCATACAGTCATAGCGCAAGTGTTTCACGACTTCACCTCCTGCTGCGGAGCTGCCGAACCATGACCAAGGCCATCATCGGTGAATGAAATAATCACTTTTGTCGGATCAGCGCACTGCGGAGATTCTCCATTACGGAACAAAACGAAGCTGCTTCCGTAGAGCTCAGCCATCTTCTCTGCTTGGGTTTGCCAGTCCGGAATCACCGGAGAGTTGCCATCGCCACCCTGAAGCATGGCGGCGCGAATAGTTCTGGCGATGCGTTCACGTAGCTGCTCTGTGCCGTGGTACTCGACAGCGATATCGCGCAGCTCATTTACCAGCTCACGAATCTGATGGTCTTTCATTGCTGCCGGCGCTGGCGGGGCGGTGTATAGCGGTGTTACTTTCCTGTCAGGGTAAGCCTCCGCATATTCTTTCCTAGAGGAAAGATGGCATGGGGTATCACCTTTTCCACCCTCAATAATCCACGCCACAGCCTCCGCTTCGAGCGATGCCAGCGCGATACGCGCCAGCTCTCTAATTTCGTAGTCTGTGATTGGAGATATGATTCGGCCAGCACCAAACTCTAAAATGTCTTTCACGCGCTCTCTGGTAATAGTGCTCATGGGTTAGTCCTCATGCTTGAGCATTAACTGCGCCACATCTTCGGGTTGAGGATGGCGGTAGTTAAGTAACTCACCAGGCATCTTCATTAGCTTACCTTCACTATTAATGGCTTGAACTCGGCAACCTTTCACCCCAAACGCAGATGTATCAATGGTTTCGTCGTATTGATTAAGCAGTTCAGCCATTCTCTCTTGCCATTCCTTCGGCATTTGCATCATTGCTACGCGAGGCATTACCAGAAACGCGGCATATGAAAGACCGAACCACAGATGCAAATCTTTACGCTGATCGTAATTTTGGTTTTTCATTTCACTCTCCTTTACCGGCTGCGGCGCGGTCGATAGCCTGAAGCACGCCATTAGCATGCGCATCACCCATGCGCCCGCACTTCAGCCAGGAAAGCGTCTGTAGCTGGGGTTTTGACGTTAACGAGACGTCCCATAACTTCCTGTGCTCGCTGAGTGGAGCCAAAGAAGTCATCATCCCGCATGAAAGTAATGTTCGAGATTTCCTCTTTCAGCCCCGCATTCTCCTCAGCCAGCCCATTACCTCGAGCCAGTTGCACATCCAGTTGTGTAGCCAAATCGCTTATCAACTGAGATACAGCACCGCCTGATGATTTCAGTTCTGCGGCCTGGTCATGCCCGCGCTTTACTAGCTCACTCACTTTGCATTCCATCTTTACCCCCGCTTACCCGTATAAGTTATTGATTACGTTGATATCAAAAAGGATCGTTATTTAACGCCGATCCCGAACCTTGCGATTAACAGCGCATCCGCGATGGCCTGGCCTTTCGCTTTGGCATCCAGCGCCCTGAGTTCCGGGTAAAGCTGAATAGCCCTGCTGCGCGCTGCGTCCTTGTCGCTGCCGATAAGCCCGGCTGACTTCTTCCAGGCCTGGGGAGTTACCAGCGTGTACGGAATGTTGAGCCCCTGAAGGATCCCCTCCGCTACGCCAGCTGCATGCCCGAACGTGAACATGCTCGCTGTTCCCTGCCCTGGCATTGCACCTACCTGCTCAAGGTACGCATGAGTGATTCCGTACTGCCGAACCCATGCAGCTACCGCTGCGCCGTTCACCCTGGACTTTGTGCCTACCTTGATGGTTGGCATTGCCAGATGGTCGATGTAGCCGCCCTGTTCAGTTACGAGAACCAGCGCCCCGCTGCATCCCGGGTCAATCCCTAAAACTGCCGTCATGATTTACCCCTTAGGTAATTTAAATCCACATTAGAGTTAAAATCAATAGCTATGCGCATATTTTGTTACCTATTAGGTAACTATACAGGCGTAAAAAAATGCGCTGCCGCGCCGGTGCTGCTATGTGGCCTGGTAGCCCCTGAATCCCTGCGGTATGGTCTTGTCCGGTTCCGGAACGTCGTTGATATCCCTTCGCTGCTGCTGGACCACGGGTCTTGCCCTGGACTGCTGAACGCTTCTCGCCAGCTTCTGCTGCCACTGGTCGTGGTGGAATGCTTTCCCCTCCGCTTTCCAGTACGTGATGAAGTCTGCCAGCTCAAACGGCGTGATCTCCGCCTTCAGGTTTATGCCCCACTGAGAGGCTCGCCTGACGAACTGTGGATCAGGCTTCCAGTTGTCGTGCATCTGGAATTTCCCAAACTCACCCATTCCACCTGGAGCAATGTAGCCGTTCAGCACTGCATTGTTCGCATCAGGATCTGGTTCGCCGCCACCAGCAGAGTTATCCACAGGTGAATTTTGCTCGCCCCCTATGTGGGGTTTATCTTTTATATCTTCTCTTCTCTTCTCTTCTCTGGTCCGCTTTTTGTCCGCTTCTGATGCGGACGCCATGCGGACAACTTTTGGGTGCGTGTGCAGGTCGGCACGCATCTTGATCCAGTCACCGGCCATAGCTAACCCCCATATAAGCCCGGACGAACTCAGCCGCAGCCTGTGCGTTTATGGCGTTCCCATAGCCTTTGAGTCGGCCGACGCGGTTGCTGCTTGCCACTCTGGCCACCCCGGACTCGACTCGTCCAAGGCGCGCGGCAGCCCCATCAACCAGCGGGAATGTGCCGGGTTCAACTGGACGCCATTTGCCATCTCGACATAAGAGCCAGTCCGCATCTCGCCAAAAACCGTTAACCTCAAGGGCCCGCATGTGTACGCCTGGCGGGGTAGCTGGTCCAGTCTGTCCTTTCCATCCCGCTGCGCTGTCATTCCCGCCGAGTCCTTCCAGTCGCGTGAGGTTGGTGTCACCCATGCCGCCAGCACTGCAAAGTCCTGAAGGTTTGGCTGGCGGCCAGCCTCCTTCCTCGCTATTACCTTTTTCCAGTCCTGGTAACAGTTTTTGACGTTGCTCGCTAATGGACTCGGCCACCCAATAAGCTCGTTCTCTGATGTGCGGAGCACCGATGCCCGCTGACGTAAACGGCACAAGCCCGAAGGCGTATTCCATTCCTTCCAGGTCAGCTTGTACAAGGTCGAACCATGTGTTTGCGTTACCGCTTGCAACCTGTTCGCCAAAGACATGCTGAGGTCTGCGCTCGCTGATGAGGTGGAAGAAGTGGGGCCAAAGGTGCCGCTCGTCAGCAAACCCATCTCCTTTGCCTGCCGCGCTGAAAGCCTGGCACGGACAGGAACCGGTCCAGACTGGTTTATCGTCAGGCCATCCGGCGAGGCGCAGGGAATGAGACCAGACGCCAATTCCGGCGAAGAAGTGGCACTGCGTGAATCCTCGCAGGTCGTCAGGTGTGACATCTTCAATACTCCTTTCATCAACTTCGCCAGGTGCAATATGACCGCCGGCGATCAGGTTACGCAGCCACTGCGCTGCAAATGGGTCGATTTCGTTGTAATACGCTGCGGGTTTCATGCTTCACCCCGTGCGGATTTGAGAGCGGATGAGAACTCGCTGCGATGACGGGTTGCGCTCTGAAGTGCACACTCAACGCAGGTGCCGTTCAGTACGTAGCGCTCCGCCTTATGACCATTCCGGCAGGCTTTGCCTGTGTAGAATCTGTTCAGGCCAGCCTTAGCGGCCTCCATTCTGGTGACAATTTTCACGAAAACGGCCTCATGTTTGGTTATGGATATCGGTAATTTTGTGCGATGGCCGAAAAAAGATCAACCATATTCGGATCATTATTACCTGAGAGGACTGAATAGATATGAAAAGACCGCCAGAAGGCGGCCTGATGGGGTTTAGAAGGAGGTTTTATTCGTAGAAGAAGTTGACCATTTGAGGTTTATTTTTTATCCACTCTCGCTTTTTGCATGCCTTAAAAAGCCCATTCATCAATGTCTTACCGGGCATTTTACGGCGGCCTGTCAGATGCGTCTGGATATAGTGACTGGTCGTTCCGGCCTCTTTAGCAAAGGCATTGCGCTCATCAGGAGTGAGTTCAAGCCAGTATTTTTTGAAGTCGAATTTCTCGTTCTCGCTCATAGCTATTGCCTGATATTAATTTCAGATAACAAATATTCACCCAGAAGGTAATAAAAATCAAGGTTTGTTACCTGTCGGGTGCATTTACCTGTGGGGTAAATTCGCTTTTAATTGGCACACTAACTAATTCATATATGAGGCGAATCACCAGAGCATGAAAAGTATTCAGGATATCCGCAGACAGAATATTAACGATATCATCGACCGTGACTTTAACGGGGTGCAGACTCGTCTGGCGGAAAAACTGGGAACTCAGGCAAACCTGGTGAACCGCTGGGCCCGCGGGCAGAAGGTTGTCGGCGACACGGTGGCGCGCAAGATTGAGAAGGCAGCGAACAAGCCGTCGAACTGGCTGGATGTCGACCACTCATTATCTGCTGTTGCCATCCCTCAGGAGGAGATCACCCCTTCCGATATCGGGCAGCTGGCGGCACATAACCTCGAAGCGTGGATGCAGAACAACCGCGATCTGTCGTCGCAGGGTAAAGTGTCGAAAGCGTCCGGCGTTGCCCAGGCGACAATCCAGCGCATGCTGAACAATGAGGTTAGCGTTTCTATCTCCACCCTGGAGGCGATTGCCAGCGCGTTCGGGCGCCGTGGCTATGAGCTGCTCATCCATCCCCGCGACCCGGCGACCATTCATTACGACCGGGCCCGCTACGCATTGTTACCTGAGAGCGAGAAAAGCAAGATTGAGAGCTACGTCGATTTTGTGATTGTTCATAACGGTAAAACGCAAGGTTAAAACCTTATATTTCAGATACTAAGCCGCCATTTAGCGGCTTTTTTATTGCCCATAAGATTACCTACAGGGTAATTTTTTATAATCATACCTATTGACTTCAAACCACATAAGGATAATTATTACCTCAACGGTAACACTGAGGTAACGAATTATGCAGTGGAAAATCATCAACGGTTGGTACTGCGTTACGGCGTGCGGGCTGATGAGCACCAAGTGCCGCACTCTGCATGAGGCCATCAACTGGGCGTTTGTCACCAAGATGGCAGTCAAAACTGAAATGGATATGGGGGTGAGCAAGTGAGTGAATTAGCAATCATCGAAATCGCGCCGGACCTGGCGCCAAGCATCTACGTAGAAAACGGTCTTGATAAATTCCTTGAACAGATCCGTGAAGGCGTCAAAGAAGTCCCTGACCTGAGCACCGCAAAAGGCCGCGCCCGTATCGCATCCCTAGCTGCCCAGGTATCACGCAGCAAAACGGCCGTTGAAAAGCCAGGCCGTGATTACCTGAAACGCCTGAAGGAACAACCGAAAGTGGTTGAGGCCGAGCTGCGCCGCTTCGTGACTGAATGCGATCATCTTCGCGATGAAGTACGCCGCCCGCTTACCGAGTGGGAAGACGCGGAAAAGGCACGCACCGAAGCACTGCAGCAGCGTCTCGTGGATTTGCGTGCACTGGCTGACGTGATCGACTCCGCCGGTAACTACCTGCCTTCTGCTGATATTCAGGCGCGTATTCACGAAGCTAAATCCGTGGTGCTGGACGAAAGTTGGCAGGAACGCGCAGCAGAGGCGGGAGTAGCTAAAGATTCAACAATTCAGCAGCTGGAAGCATCGCTGGAAGTGGCACAAAAGCGAGAGCATGAAGCAGCTGAGCTTGAACGTCTGCGCAAAGAGGCTGAAGAAAAAGCACGCCTTGAACGTGAAGAGGCTATCCGCCGGGAAGCAGCGGAACAGGCTAAGCGTGATGCAGAAGCAAAAGCACAGGCCGAGATTGATGCAGCTGCACGCCGTGAAGCTGAAGCTCGAGCTGCAACTGAACGCGCAGAGCGCGAAAAAATTGAAGCCCAGCAGAAGGCAGATCGTGAAGCAAAAGCTGCTGCGGAAAAAGCCGAGCAGGAAAAGAACGATGCTATCGCAGCGGAACGCCGCCGCCAAGAAGAATTGGAAGCTGCACGCCTGGCAGAACAGAAACGAATCGCCGACGAAGAAGCGCGCCGCGCAGCTGATAAAGAGCATCGCCGCACCATCAACCGTCAGGCTATCGCAGACCTGATCGAAAGCGGTCTTTCGCAGGAAATGGCAGAGAAAGCTCTGATTGCCATCGCCAGCGGGAAGGTATCTGCAGTCTCCATCAAGTACTGAGGTGGGTATGAACATCCAGCAGATAAATAACCTGAAAAGCATCATGACCAGCATCGACAGCGACTACCAGCTGAGCCAGTTGCACTACGAACGCCAGGTAGAGCTGATCGACGCAATCAAGCACCACCAGTTGCAGAAACCCTTCTACGAGCTGGAGCGCAAAGGCGTGCGCACGGAGATCCTGGAAGAGCTGATGATGAGCGTTGAGTTCGAAGAGGCTCTCAAGGCGTACCAAGCCGCGCTGACCAGAATCATCGCGAAGTGGGATCTGGCTGACCAGCTGGACACAGCGAGGAACGCGGCATGACACCTGGGATTTACTTCGACATCAGCAACGAGGACTACCACGCCGGTGACGGCGTGAGTAAGTCGCAGCTCGATATGGTTGCGATGAGCCCGGCCCTGTTGCAGTGGCAGAAATCAGCACCGGTCGATACCGAAAAGCTGAAGGCGCTGGACATGGGAACCGCCCTGCACTGCCTGCTGCTGGAGCCGGAAGAATTCGATAAGCGCTTCATCGTGGCGCCGCAGTTCAACCGCCGTACCGCTGCCGGCAAAGAGGATGAAGCTGCGTTCCTGAAAGACATCGAGAGCATGGGCATGACGGTGATGGACGCAGAGCAGGGCCGGAAGCTGCAACTGATGCGCGACAGCGCGATGGCTCACCCGGCGGCGCGGTGGCTACTGGAAGCTGAAGGTTTCTGCGAAGCATCGCATTACTGGAAGGATCCTGAGACTGGCGAACTGTGCCGCATTCGCCCGGATAAGCGCCTGAAGGATCATCCGGTACTGCTGGACGTGAAGAAGGTTGCTGACATGGAGCGGTTCTCACGCCACATCGAGGAATTCAGGTACCACGTTCAGGACGCCATGTACCGCGAAGGCGCGCAGCAGACCACCGGTGAGCCGCACGGATTCTTTTTCCTGGCAGTGAGCGAAACCATCGACTGCGGCCGATACCCGGTGCGCGTGTTCGAACTGGATGCACAGGACGTTGACGCTGGGCACGCACTGTTCCGCCGGGATCTGAATACCTACCACCAGTGCCGGGAGTCTGGCGAATGGGGTGGATTTGAAATTATTAAACGCCCTGAGTGGGCACGCAAACAGGATATGTACGTATGAGCAACGACATCGCAATCACATCGCAGCCTGGCGCTACCGTCGGTACAGCTGCGGCAATCTTCAGCCCTGAGGGCATGGACCGCCTGGTGCGTTTCGCAACCCTGATGGCTGACAGTAAGGCCACCGTTCCGGCGCACCTGGCAGGAAAACCTGCTGACTGCCTTGCCGTGACCATGCAGGCGGCGCAATGGGGGATGAACCCGTTCGCCGTGGCGCAGAAAACTCACGTCGTCAACGGCACCTTGGGCTACGAAGCGCAGCTGGTGAACGCAGTTGTGTCCTCCTCCAATCTGCTGGCCACCCGTCTGAATTATCGCTGGGACGGTGACTGGTCGCGCGTCAGCGGGAAAACAGATAAGTCGCCGAACCTGACCGTCACCGTGTGGGCGACCCTCAAGGGAGAATCAGAGCCGCGAGAGCTGACGATAAGCATGGCCCAGGCCGGTGTGCGTAATTCCCCTCTGTGGGAGCAGGATCCTCGCCAGCAACTCGCTTACCTGTGCGTGAAACGCTGGGCGCGTCTGAATGCTCCTGATGTTCTGCTGGGCGTGTATACCCCTGACGAATTGCAGGAGACGGCACCGCGTGTTGAACGTGATATCACGCCTGTACCGGCCACCGCCTCAGGCATGAACAAGCTGATCAACTCTAAACCTGAGCAGCACCAGGAAGAGAAATCAAAGAGCAGCGATGACCGCGATCCAGAAGAGATTCTGTGCGCTTTCACTGACGCAGCGATGAATTACAACACGCTGAAGGATTTGGATAAGGCATACAAATACGTTGCCAGCAAGCTCGCTAACGATGATGACCGTCTGGCTAAAGCCACAGACGTTTACACCATCCGCCGCGATGAGCTGAACGAAGTCCCTATGTAATCACCACCGTGGCGCCACGGCGCCACACCTGCAACCAAGAGAGGTATTTATGAAAGGTGCATTTGGTAAGAAGGAACTCCTGGCGGTGGTGCCACTGTCATGGAGCACGATTGACCGTCTGGAACAGGCTGGCGAATTCCCGTCTCGTTTCTGGATCACCGACCGCCGCTGTGCATGGGACCAGGGAGAAGTCGAAGCCTGGCTGGATAAACGTAAGGCGGCAAGCCCGGCGACGTTCACAGGAAAAAAGCCGCCAGTTGACCGCCGCGTGTATCGCCCGGTGAGTGCCGCAGCATGACAGCGCTGAAGAAGCATATCGGCAGATGGTCAGATGTATACCTGTATCTGGCCGTTGTCGCCTACCTGATGTGGCTGGCGGCGGTAATCAGTTGAGAGGTCTGGATCAAATGAAAAAGACGAAGCTTGAGCGCTATCACGAAGACTACGTGTCGCAGCGCCGTGTTGAAAGAGTTGTGGCAGTAACGCCAGAAGCAATGGAGATCGAAAGCCGCGCCATCGAGCGCGAGCGCCGCGGGCATTACCGCATCGCGGCAAGACTCTGGCTTCAGTGCCTGGATGCGGCTGTTGGTGAAGTAGAGCGCGCCCGCATCGCGGTGCGCCGCCAGCAGTGCATCACCAAAGGGAACCGCACCCCGCACCTGGACTACAGCGGGATCGGATGTCGCGGGGTGGTTTATGACTGACCCGCACGACAATATCCGAGTCGGCAGCATAACGCTGGTTTATTCAACTATGCGCCGCGGATGGTTAGCACCCGGCGGGCAGGTTATCAGAAACCCATTGAAGGCTCAGCGCCTGGCTGAGCTGATGAACAATAAGAAGGTGGCAGCATGACCGGGAAATACACTCTTATCTACGCAGATCCGCCATGGGTATACCGTGACAAAGCTGCAGACGGCAACCGCGGCGCCGGGTTCAAATATCCGGTCATGAACGTGCTGGATATCTGCCGCCTGCCCGTGTGGGATCTGGCTGCCGAAGATTGCCTGCTCGCGATGTGGTGGGTTCCGACTCAGCCGGTCGAGGCACTGAAGGTTGTCGAAGCATGGGGTTTCAAACTGATGACCATGAAGGGATTCACATGGCACAAGACGAATAAGCACAAAGGTAACAGCGCGATCGGCATGGGCCACATGACCCGGGCGAACAGTGAAGACTGCCTGTTTGCGGTGCGCGGCAAGCTGCCGGCGAGAATGGATGCTTCTATCTGCCAGCACGTCACGGCGCCACGCCTGGAGAACTCGCGCAAGCCGGACGTGATCAGGGAGAAGTTGGTGCAGTTGCTTGGCGATGTGCCGCGCATTGAGCTGTTCGCCCGTCAGTCGTCGCATGGGTTTGACGTTTGGGGGAACCAATGCGAGGGCCCGGCGGTGCAATTGCACCCTGGCTACGCGCTGGATATCGCCGGGATGACACGGGCATTCGGAAATGCACCGCTTTCACCGACAGACAACCAGGGCAGGGAGCGTGCGGCATGAAAAATATTACAGAATGGGATGGCGAGGGATTGCCTCCGGTTGGTTGTGAGTGTGAGTACGAAACGAATGGATATGGAATTAAGAAGGTTCGAGTAGAATGCATAACTATGGATGGAATCGCATTTACATGGCTTGGAGAAGACCCGAGATTTCGTGGACTTGACTGCATAAATACCTCCAAAGCACATCGATTCCGCCATATCTGCTCAGAAGCAGATAAGAAGCGTGATGCAGCGATAAGCGCCATCGATGCAGCTTGCTTATTGGTAAGGGATGCCAGCAAGACAGCGGAGGCAATTTACGACACTATAGCTGCAGGTGACATCCCTGGTGTTAAGCTTGAATAGCTGCTTAATCCTTACCTTCCATCCACCTCTCAAACTTCGACGGGGAGAACGGCACCAGATCGGTATGCTCCACGTTAATCCAGGCATCAACCATATCTGCCCACTGCTGCAACATATAGGCACGCTGCCGGGCATACTCAGCTTTGTTATACACCGCGCGCACACCCTTCTGCTCATGCGCCTGTGCCTTCTCTATCCAGTCTGACGGATAATCCGCTTCGTGCAGCAGCGTGCTGGCCGTGCGGCGCAGGTCATGCACGGTGAAGCCCTGTATCTTTTCGCCGTCTTTGTTTATGGCCTCTACGGTCCGGTCTATCAGCGAGTTCAATGCGGCATTCGATAATGGCTTGCGGAAGTTGTAGCGTCCTGGCACTAGGTATTCACTGCCGCCAGCACACATCTGCAACCCCACCAGCAGATCCTGCGCCTGCTTCGGCAGATAAATCACATGTGCGCGCCTGGCCTTCATTCGGTCGGCGGGGATCGTCCATGTCCAGTTCCTGAAATCGATCTCCTGCCACGTCGCGTAAGTGAATTCGCTTTTGCGAACCAGCGTCAGCAGTACCAGCTTCAGCGCCATCTTCATGGTGCCCATCGCACCGACGTCATCCAGCGCGCGGAAGAAAATGCCGATCTCCTCAGGCGACAGCGTGCGCTCGCGCGGCTTAAACATGGCGATCGAAGATGGTTTAATGTCGGCAGCGGGATTAAACAGGCCGTGCCCGCGGTCGTTGGCGTACCGGTATACGCTGCTGATTATCTCCCTGACCTGAATCGCAGTCGCCCGGCCGCCACGTTCTACGATACGATCGCAAAGGTCGCGCACCACCCTGGTGGTTATCTCAGTCATCATCTTGTTTCCGAGCGCCGGGAGGATATCCCGCTCAATCACCGCCTGCTTCATGGCGCGGGTACTGTCTGCCAGGGTAACGTGCTTCATATAGGCGTCGGTATATACCGCGAATGTTTCGGCCCCGGCGATCTGTCTGATACCGTCACGTTTCGCTGCAGCAGGCGACTGGCCTGCCTTCAGCAGCTTTTTGGCGGCAATGAGTTCCTCGCGCGCTTCCGCCAGGCTGATACCGTCACGGCCGTACTGGCCGATCACCAGCGTTTCCCGGCGGCCGTTAATTCGGTAGTCGTATCGGAACGAGACAGAGCCTGAGGTGAGCACGGCGACATACAGCCCGTCACGGTCGGAAACCTTATACAGTTTCTCCTGCGGCTTGAGGTTTTTCAGTTTGGTATCGGTAAGCAC